GGTATATCTTGTGTTAAGAGTAATTCGGTTGTTGCTGCTGGTGGATTGGTTGTAGGGTCAACATTAGCGGCAAGAAAAGCAGCTTTATTAAAAAATTTAGTATTCTGTGTAATAACATTAGTATTTACAGAATTTACACCATTAGCTACTGATTTACTATCATCCACTAACTGACCGGATATAGTATCTAACTTTGTGTTAGTTGATTCAATATCTGTTTCAATACTTGTTAAACTTGCTTCCATTACATCCTGTTTAGCTTCAGTGGCAGCCCCTGTAGGCAAAGCCGTAGTAAGACAATCAACTTGGAGATGTCCGTCACCATCAACCACCATAGGTTTATAATTACCAGCTGATACATCCCTACCATAATTATAGATCTGTAGTTTTACTTGTCCCTCTCCTACATTATTATTACCTGCGCCTGAAAAAATATCAAGTTTATCGTTGGTTGCTTGGATTTTTGCCTCAAGAGTATCGGTATTAACTTCTAAACTATCAACATTCAGATTAATATTACCTGTATTAGTTTTTATGTCATTTAATAGTTCACCCACAGAAGCTCCCTGATGTGATTGCCCTTCCTGTATTGCTCTTAAATGTGTGTGGGTTCTATCGTGCACAGAATTTCGTTCTCGGTTTCGTGAAGTCATATTTATAATAATATATATTATTTTTTTAATTTTTAATATTAAATATTTAATATTATTAAATATTAAAAGATGCCCCCTAAAATAAGAAAAGTCGCAAAGGACAAAAAAACTGGAATACCTAAAAAGTATGTCCCAAAAGGATTAATCAAAGAAGATAGAGAGAAGCAAATAAAATCTATAAAAGAAAAAAAGGATAGACCAAAATTGAAAAGTGTCAAAACAAAAAGATCAAGTTTTGTTGTGGCATTTGAAAAAAAGTATAAAACTAAAATAACGGATAAAGCCTTTATAAATAAAAATATTCTAAAAAATAAAGGACAAGAGGAAATATTAAAGAAGGGTAGAGCTGCTTATTATTCACAAGGCAGTAGACCTAATACAACTCCTACATCTTGGGCTTTAGCAAGACTTGCCAGTGTGATTGTGGGAGGCAAGGCAAGAAAGGTAGATATAGATATATGGAATAAGTATAAAGTGGAGAGAAAGTTGTAAATTTATGTAAGTATATATGTATTTTACTTTGCATAATTTTACAACATTCTCTCCATTTAATAAAAAATTGATTTTTAAAAATGGAGAATCATAAAAATTGTGAACTCTACAAATAACTTACAATGACTTCCACAACCGAAATTAATTACAAAGAACTATACGAACAACTAAAAAAAGAACACGAACAACTAAAACAAGAACATAAAGAACATCAAGAAGAATACGAGTGGTTTATGCACAAAACAGAGAATGAAATAGATGAACTAAAAGAAGAAAAAGAAGAACTAAAAAAAAGATACTCCAAAGTATATGATGAAGCAATACTAATGTCCGAACTGATCCAATCATCAGGTATGCAAGACGAATTACCTGAACTATTTTGTGATGATGAAGAAGAAGACCTTGATGAACCACATTTAAGAAAGCTTTACGACTATGAAATGAAAAGAAGAAAAGAACAATTGGATTTTTTATTATCTTTTGTAAAAGAAGGTGATACACTCCATCAAAAGTATCACGATGAAAATAAACAAATGACATATGAAGAGTGGTATGATGAATATAAAAAACAAGAATAAATAAAAACAATTAAACCTCAACTTCGGTGGCGATATTCTTTTAAGTCATTTTAGTTTAATTATTGTTTAATTTTTTATTTAAAAAGGATATAAAACTAACATAAAAATATATTTTTATGTCTTAAATGGTAATAAAACTAATATAATATAATATATATTATATTAAACTATCATTAAACTAATACTTAAAGAACTATTTTATTATATGTTTTAGTAAAAATCTTGGTCTGCCTATTGATGATGTGCTTGAACTTGTTTCGCTTTCTGTATCCAAACCACTATCCTCTGCATCAGGTATAAAATCAATCTCCCAATCATCAAACTTATACCCAATAAACATATTGCTCCCAAAGTTCCAATCGTGTTTTGTATAATCGTCGTGTAAATTAAAACCTGCTTTATCTGGAAAATGTGAATACATAGCTTGTAACCATTCCTCGTTTATATTATGTTCATCAACTTTCTTCTTATTCTTTTGTTTCCGTGTAGTTATTATTATAGGAATTGTATTGTAAAACTCTGGCTTCTTTGGTTTTTTCATACCCTTCATTTCTGTTTTCCATGCGATCTCTTCTTCCTCCTCCAGAAAGACACCACCAACCCCTCTTAATCTATCTTGTAGATTATCCCATATCTCTTTTTGTTTATTATATTCATTTAGTAATGCTTCACATTCATCAGTATCTTTTCTAATCTTGTGAGGGCAAAACATATAATTAAATATACTTATAATTATTTCTTGTGTTGATTTCTGAACTCTTTTCTCTGTTAACCTATAAAGCCTTTTGCACTCTTTCTTTTCAGTATTACTTAATACATAATCATTAGTCACATCAATAGATATTTTATTTAAACAACCTGCTTTGATCATAAGTTCTTTTAGAAACCAAAGCTTATAAGTATAATGACAATGTTTATCAATATTTGTTCTATCAATATCCTCTTTTATAGAATTCCAGTCTTCGTCAGTATTTTTAAAAAACCAGTTAAAAACATTAAATAGGCTTTTCATTTGGTGCTGTGATAAGAAGTAAAAACAATAGTCTTGTATTTGTTTTTTACAGGAATCACATTCAGGGTTCCAATGTTTTTCTCCGTAAGTATCTAATTTAGGTAAATATTTATCAGGTAAACTAATAGGATTATATTTGTCGCACATATCAATCATCTTTTCATTCGCTTCAAAATTTACTACATTATATCTACTCATATCTCCACAATCTTTTAGAAAAGACCATTTATCAGTATCTCTACCACTTACTTTCTCATTTGTAATTTTAAAGTTTTTTGTCTTCATTAAATATTTAACATGAGCATATTGATTTGTTCTGTAACAATCGTTATTATAAATTATATTAGCTCTATGATTCAAATAAAAGTCTGTGACCTTCTCTGAACAATTACATTTTAGATCAGTTAATTTCATAATAAAATCTTGCTCTTGTTTTATGTCTTTCAAACTATTATATTTACTTTCTTTATATTTCTTCTTTAAAAAAATAAAGTGTAAAAATGTTGGATTACGACACCTTGCTATTTGTTGCATCATCATTTTAGCGTTAATCGTATTTTCTTTGTATGCAGCAAATACCTCTCTTTCCATCGTAGAATCTACACCATAAATAATCTTCGGACTGAATATAACTCTATCAAACTTATCAAGATCAGGGCAAAAATCATTGTCACCACTAATTAAAACAATAATTCCTTTTTCGTCTTCAATATAAGTAATCTCAACTTCATTAATTACTTTATTATCTAATTTATATTCTTTTCTTTCTACCCTTAATGTTTTAAATTTTTCAATACAAGTTTTAGCTAATGTTAGACTATCGGTGCAGAACATAAACTTATCTCGCTTCATTAATTCTTCATAAAAATAATCTATATCTGTGTATTCTTTACATTCTAAATTTTGGAAACTTTCTTGTGTATTTTCAATCTTATATATTTCTCTACCACAAACTTTCTCAATAAAATCAAGAGATAACCCATCAAGGTCAGCGTCTACAACAATCATATTTTTACACTTACTCATTAAATGTTCTAATAAATTATATATCGCACATTTCTTACTATCAAGGTGTGGACTTATATTTAGATGTTCCATTACACTCGTATATTCGTCTATAAAAACTACATAGTCCTCTATGCCTTTATTTAAAATTAGATCACAACAACGCTGTAGGCTGTCAATCTGTATAACTACATTTCCACTACTTATTAATCCGATTTCTTCTTGATAATCAATACACTCAATACCCTCATCTCTAAAAGCTCTTACATGGTCGTCACACAAAGATTTACGAGAAACAATATCAATAAATTTGCATCCAGTCTGATTAAAATAGTCTTTTACCAGCTTTGTTTTTCCTGTTCCGGTTGGGCTTTTGATTGCATAACATTCTCCCTCAAACATCATCAAATTATCTGATAAATAACCTTTCATTTTTTCACTTCTATCAAATTTAATGAGGTGTTGAATCACAGGTTTTCGCTGGAACTTATCAATCAATTCTTCTCTATCAACAACTTTAAGTATATTTCTTAAACAATTAATCTCACCTGAATATTTCAAATGACTATTCCATATCGCACAATTTCTATTCTTATTATAGTTTTCGCCACCATATACTTTACTAAAATTGTCCCAAATATTAAATTTATTAATACTCTTCATAGCAGTCGTAAATATTAACCACTTTTTAAAATTTCCTTGGAAATATTCTAAATCCTTTTTTGCAAGTTGCTTACATACAATCTCCAATACACCATCAGGACAATCAAAATCAGATACTCCAGGCTCGTTACAAGGTAAAATATTCTTTTCACACTTTTTCTCAAGACTTGTAAATTTAGGTTTATTGAATTTAGAAATATAATTCAGTAGATCTTTAGGTGCGTTCTGAATAATGTTATCGTGTATAACTTTGTATTCTCCAATACGAGAAGGTAAATTAAATTTATTCATATCTGCGATTGTATATTTAACTTTACTACCAAATCCTACTACGAATGCTTGTCCTGGTTGACCATCATTTTTCCACCCACTTTTTATATCTATCAAACCACTATCAAGACCATTTTGAGCTGCTAATCCGACGATTTCCTTAAAATAAAGATGTAATCCCCCTTTTCCAGTTCTTACAATTAAAGTATCCTTAAAGTAATCAAGAGGGTCACCAAATTTTTTATAAAATTCTGAATTTTCAAACCCTGGTTTATAATAATCAATATCAACAACAAAAACAGGATTACAACAATCCCACGGATATTCAGAAGTATATTTGTTTGTGCCAAGTGGAAAAAATACCCCTTCACCATTTTTACTTGGCTTAAGATCTTTACTCCAATTGCAAGAATAGTGACTAATATATTTTCCATTTTTATTTCTTGTTCCTCCCCAATATCCAGGTTTGTGTGTTTTTTTTAGTGGGGATAATTTACCTTTTAAAAAATTCTCGTTTATATGTCTTGCGTCCATTTGTATATCGCAAGATTTTAATTTTAAATTATTATTTTTTTCGTCATTCATATCAACCATTTATATATATTATTAAATGGAGATATTCTTTTAAACTATTTAATTAAATATTTAATTAATTGAATTAAGTATTTAAGGAAAGTTGTAAATTTATGTAATTATATATGTATTCTTAATTGCATAAATTTACAACTTTTACTCCAACCAAATAATATCACTCTCAAGACCGATTTTATAACAATAATAGAAGCAGTCAAAATTACAAGCATTTTTCCAATTTTCAGGTGTTTTCCCATCAACTAATTTATCAAAATGTATCCTTTTTCTTGGTATAATAATCTGTATTCCTTTATCTTTCCACCTCCTAAAATATTGTGTATTTATTTTTGATGATGGAAATATTATAATAAATGGTTTATCTAATTCGTATAATCTATTCATTACCTCCTTACTCTTACTGAAAGGTGGATTGCTTACTATAATATCTCCTTTATCTTCTTCAAAAAAATCTATAGGTTCGTGTATTACATTAAATCCTAATTCCTGTAAGTGTGTTCCACTTTTACCATCTCCATAGAAAGCCTCCCAAATAACTTTATCATTTGGTATATATTGTTTTATATTTTCCCAAGCATATTTTGGTGTCATATAGTCATCGTGTTTTATAAATGTCTTTGTGTGAAAACCTGCCATCTTTATAATTACTAATATTTAATTTAAAAAAAAATCATTTCAATTTTTTATTTAATTAGAAAAAAAAAGGAATTTACAACTTGGGATTATTTCTACCAACAGCATCCTCAAGTGCATCATTTCTGTTTGCTATAGCACTCATAATGTATTCACTTTGCTCTATCATCATTCTTCTTTGCCTTGCTTCCTCACTTTCTTTAAGTAGTAAAGTAATATTTGTATCAGGTAATAGATCACGAAGAATTTTACCTTGTGTATCACGAAGACTTATATTCAAATCGTAATATGATTGATCGTATGGAATATTAATGTCAATCATAATGGGGAAATGTGCATAATAAGTTAATAGACCACTTTTTTCACTTGTGAATAATTCTTCAGCTGGAATAACAGCGATCAGTTTACTTGTATCACTTGTTGATCCCACATGACCCCTAATATTGAAATCATCTAAATTTACATATATTGTAGGCTCAAGTAAAATAGGTGTTGGAGCAAAACCATTGTCAGCCGATGATATAGTATAAAAAGGTGCTGTTGTTCCAGCTGTAGATGAACCTTGAAGGAAATTTGGAAACCCTATAACACGACTTACATTATTTTCTGTTCTATCTGCTGGAACATCTTGTGAATTTATTTGTCTATCAGGTGTTCCAATATCTCCTTGACCTATAGAACCAAAGATAAATATACCTGATAAACTCATAGCATTTGTCGGTGTCGTAGTTCCTGAAGTTACACTAAATTCGGCATCAAGTGAAGATTCATCTATAAAAGTATGTCCGTTTACTCTCATTTGTGCTTCTGTTAGTGTCTGTGATTTAGCATCATTACTTTCAAAAATACCTTGCACTTGATATTGTGTTGCCTCGTAAGATGAACCCCTTGATAAACAAAATTGAGGACGAAGAGGATAAGAACTCTCTTTTATATTCAGAGGAAAATTTCCTAATCCTGATCTATATAATTCAACTTCCTCAATAAAAGTCCCATCTCCAGCTGTATCGTGTGAAATAAATACTGAGAGTGTCTTTACTTTACTAACACCAAATTTAACTCTTATATGATCATCAGGATAAGTAAAACTCGCCCAATTAGCAGGAGTTGTTCCTGCTAAACTACTCCAACCAGAAGGAGATAAAGCAGAATCAAGAATTACACTATCAGCCTTCCAATTAGTATTTGGAAAATCTATACCTGATCGGCGTTTGATGTAACCAAATCCTACTTCTAATCCAGCACCTAAACCTAAATCTACATCATCAGAAACCTCAAACATATAACTAAATCCCATTGAATTACCAGCAGCGAATGTAGGAGCTACAGAGGCTAAAGCAACCCCAGGATTTGTTGTAGGACCTCTATGCAATACATCTCTAACACATCCAACTATATTTCTACCATAAGCATAGTTAGTTAGACTTAATCCAAGACTTGCTGCTGAAGCCCCCATCAATCTTAATCCGGCTCCACTAATATTACCTGTCCTTCCACCTGCGTCTACATCCTGATAGTGACCAGTGCTTTCATTATAAAATAATACCCCTGCGTTAACATCATCACTATCGTCTAAATCTATCCCAACTGCTGTGCTTCCATCTGAATCAAGACCGATTTTACCATCTCTACCAAAGGCAAGATAATACTGGGCTGGAGAACCACTTGCGAATGTAATTTTTACATCATATCCATTAGTAAATTCTGATCCTGAAGTTAATATTGTAGCAGTCCCATCTCTTACAGGTTCGGATAATTTACTAAACTGAACCGCTAAAGAACCTGATGCAGCACCGATTTTATTTTGAAGACTTTTTGAACCATAGCTCTTTTTAGGTGGTATAATTATAGAGCTTTCACCACCATTTGCGAAAAGTGATCTTTTACCATTTATCATCATTGTTGCTACATCACTACTGCCCCCTGTAGCCCCAAATTCGTTTTCTACTTTTGAACCTTTAATTGTTGTTATTGGTTTACCTCCACTATCATTTGAATTAGTTATAGATGAAGCAGTTGTAATAGTTATTGTTCCATCAACACTTGTGCTTTCAAAAGTATTAGCATTTTGGGCTGGCACTTCTACTTGCTGAAGAGTTAAAATAAAACCTCCATCATTATTAAATTCACTTGTATCAAATTCACTAACAAACTCAAAATTTTGCAGGATAATACTTGCATTAGCGGCTCTTTGTAATTCTGCGGCAAGTTGTGTTCCTGTATAATCACCTGCGGTTATGGTTACTTTATGAAATATAAAATCATTACGATTACCATATCTCCAGGTAAAAGTATCGCTTTCACCAGCGACGATTGTAAAAAAACTTTCTTTATTAATTGAAATACTCACTAAACCAATCTCTGAACCCTTGCGAATTTTAATACCATCTTTAAAGTGATTACGAAGAATGGCAGGATCTGTTAGTTGGGGATTTTGTGCATTTTGCTCCGATGTTAAAGTTATTAAGCTCATTTATATATATTAAAATAAAATAAAATAAAAATAGAAAAATAATTTTCTAAATTTATTATATATAAATAAAATGGATAATCTTGGAAAGTATCTTGGAACTGATAATGAAAAAGGTTTTAACCTTGTTCAGATCAATAATAAAATTAAGAGAGAAGCCAAAAAACAAGAGAAACCTGAAATAAAACCAAAGGATATGTTTATTGGATTGAAAGAACCGAAAAAGAAGAAAAAGAAAATTAAAGTAAATAATTTAAGTTCTGTATCATTTAAGAAAAAAGATGAAGATAATGATTTTATTTAATTGAATTAAGTATTTAAAGAATGTTGTAAAATTATAAAATGGAGAGAATGTTGTAAATTTATGTAACTATATATGTATTTTACTTTGCATAATTTTACAACATTCTCTCCATTTTATAAATTGTAAATTTATGCAATTAAGAATACATATATAATTGCATAATTTTACAACTTTTATTTTCTAATCTTAATATATTAGAAAATGGTAAAAGTTGATGAACCTGAACACACAGAAGAAATAAAAATAAAAGATTACTTTTATAATACTGATATGAATTGTTATTATAAATTACCTATAAGCGAAGCAGGTGTAAAAAAGATGGCTATAAAATTATATACTGATTTTATAGTTAGAAAAGAAAATTGTTGGATTAATAATAAAACAGGTAATAAAGTTATTTTTGTTTAGGTCTACTCGGAACTTGTGGAGGTATTGGTAATGTTTTTTTTTTTATAATCTTATATATAATTGTAGAATTATCATCTATGTTCGCATCTGCTCCATTTGGTAAAACAATACGAGTTTCAAAATTTGTAATAACATATGGTTTGTCAACTATATATGTAGGATTCTCTGAAGAAAAGAAAAAATCACCTGTTGTAAATGATCTTGTGACATAAGCCATAGCAGGAACTTTTACAGATTGAGCAGAATAATAATTTGTGTTTGGTATTATATTACTATAAACTACCAAATAACTAAAGTCTAATTTTTTAGGTAATTGTCGTGCTACTAATTCATCACTTTCTGCATTTGTAAATACAGATTGAAAAGTATTAGTTGCCCCTAAATTTACCATCTCACTCCCTTTTACATTTTTTACCATACCTATCTGTTCTGAACCTGATATGTATGCATTCGTTGTAAATGGATACAACATATTTTCTTGTTTTGAAAGTAGTGGTTCATCCCTACCAATATATTTATTATAATTACTTCTATTAAACTGGTGGTTTTCACCAAAATTAATAGGTGAGTGTAATTGTTCTATATCAAAACCTAATTTATCAAATATTGTTCCCTTATAATCTAATCTACTATCTACACTCAATATTGTATCTAAACTTGGTGCATTACTCCTTTCTTTTCTTACCGCAAGTATATCAATCAATCCTATACCTGATTGACTACTAATTATAGGGAATGGTCTTACATTTTGGACAACATTAATAGGTGCTGTTGGGTTATTACCGACAGGAGAATAAACACTAATCATAGCTTCTTGGCCGTTCTGCTGTAAACTTATCTCGTCAGCTTGAGGGTTACTTGGTTTATCAGTAGATCCTGAAGCACTATCTAATTTTCCTAATGGATTTTGAAATGTTCCATTACTCGCTCTAAGTCCTGTATGAAACCCACTTATCTTAAATCTTGAATTATCAAATTCAATCGCAGGATCATCAGCTCCAATCATACAATATGGCATATAATCAGTAGGATTTGTTGCTGTGTTATATGTTCCTTTTGTTGTTTGAACCTTTTGTGTTGTAACAATTTTGGAAACGAGATTATCGTGTAGTGAGGGAGAAGGGCCAAAATACTCACCTAAAATAGCAGGGACTTTTTTGTTATTATTCACACCAACACTTACAAAAGCACAAAATGGTATTCCTTCGGTATTGCTACCAAACAGATTTACATTATTTGTTGTTGATTGAAGAAATACTGGAACTACAGCTACATCATTATCAATACTTAATTGCATACTTTGTTTTAGTTTAGTTGTTGGATTTTCAATTTGAAATAAACTTCTTGTATTAAAATTATGTGTTGGATTATCAACAATACTTGCATCAAAATTTTTATCATAGAATCTAAAAACCGATAAATTATCTCTGGATTCATAACTACCTCTAATTTTTCCAACCCTTCTTTGAGGCACTGATATAGCTGGTAACTTCACTCCTGCTGTTGAAGCATTAAAGAATGCTAAATTAGGAGCAGTATAACCCATATCAGTTATATCTTGATCAAAATTGGCTTTATTTGCTGAGTTAAGTGGGTTATTAGCAAATGCTGCATCTGTTGCCGTTATACCACCTGCTAAAATCGGAGGGCCACAAAATGTTTTTGTAGAAGAGCAACTAAAACTATCATCTGCTCTTCCCATTGGCATATCTACAAAATATGTATTCTTAAAATTATTCTTTGTATTTAATGTAACTTCACTATTGTTTGTTTTCTCTAATGCTTTCATCATCGCCGCTATATTTTTTAAATTAGCATTAGTATAAGGAATATTAGTAGGGATTAAAGCATTTTCAGGCATATCCAATAATTTAACATTTACATTTACTACATGTGCTGGATTACTTGCAGCCTGTATTCCTATTGGATTTACTTTTGTTGTTGGAGTTGATTCTATATCTAATCTATCCATAATACACGGAAAAGCTCCAAGATTACTAATACCTATTCCATCACTTATAATTATAGCATTCTCACTCCTTCCTGTAAATACACATTCTAAATCATTAGTTATAGCATCTTCTATATCAGTATCAATGAGTAAATTTTTACGACAAAGTAAATAATTACACATAGCTATATATTCAGATGGATTACCGATCAATAAATTTTTATAAAATAAGTTCAATCCATCTCTTGCTGTGTAGCCTGTTCCCTCTGCCGTATTATCACCAAATCTCGCAAACCCAGGTGGAGAGTAGTATAAATCACCTGTAGAAGTAGGCACAGACCGAAAACAACTATCGGTAATAACTGGATTTTGAGTAAAAGAAATTACGCTGTCTGCTGTATTCGGTGTCCCACTTACTTTAAAAAATTGCCCATTAACAAATGAAGAAGTCCAGCCTTCCGCTTTACCTAATCTGTTATGCATTTGTTCGGTAATATTTGTAGCGACATTATCAGGTGTGTTAAAGCCTTCAGGTATACTTATGGAGATGTCTTGAGTTCTGATATTAGGAGGGATGAATGGCGTATCCACTGGTGTTCCGGAAGGCACCTTTCCGTGCATTCCTTTAAAATCTTCATTCATCAAATATAATCTAATCTCGCCTTGATTATCAATAGGATTAGGAGGATTACTAAATGATAACAAATTAGGTAAGGGGGCTGCTGTAGCAGGATCACCAGTAGCAAAGCCTTCAATTTGACTATATGGATAAGCTTGTTTGAAAAGTTGAAATGAACTCATACAAGGCATACCATAATCAATGACACGAGATAATTTATCTACAGACATACCAGGATTCCCAGCATTTGTTTCATTAGTTACGCTTAAATTATATGATTTAGCGACCATATGTCCCAAAGGTAAAGGCATATTAAATTGTAATCTATTTGTCATATAATAACCAATACGAAGTGTTCCTTGATTGTCTTTTAGTCCCTTCGTATTAGCATTTGTATTATCTCCTAAGAATTCAATGGATTCATCAGGGACACCACGAATATTGATCTGTATATTATCAATACTAACCTCATCTCCAACATCTAATTCTATACCATTCTGTAAAGTAGTAGTCCAAGTGTTACTTGGTGCGTCTTGGTTTTCAGTCTGTTTCGCATAAGCTATTTCTCTGTTACTTTCAATTAATATTGTATCGCTCATTTAATAATAATAAATATTATTATTAAACTAAAAAAATTATCCAAAATAATCGGAATAGGGATTTTGAGGTTCAGGTGGTCGTAATATAGAAGGAGGTTCTTGCCTAATTTGTTGCGTAGCCGGTTGTTGTTTTGGTCTTGGTGGTGGTTTAGGTTGTTTAGCTTTGTAATCATTTTTCATCTTTTTATAAGTTTCCATATTACTCATAAAGCTCATAAAACTATTTCTCTCTTCCTCCTCTTTATTTACTTTATCTTTTTTAACTTTTTCTTTGTGCGACTTGTTAAAATCCTCTGGTGTGTTACTTTCATTTGGAGTTATTTTACTTGGTTCAATATATTCTTTGGCAATAGTCTTTTCAGCATACACTTTAGCTTGTGTTTCTTGTTCTGTTATAATCATTCTATTTTCATCTAATTCTATTTTTTTCTTTCTTGGCTTGTAACTCTTTGACTTATGTTCTTCATTTACTTTTGCTAATGCCTCTGCTTTTGCTTTTGCCTTTAATGCTTTCTTTTCCTTTGCGATTTGTCGTATACGAGCAAGGTGTGCTATTTGTTTTTCAGAAGGTGGTTTTTTAACTTTTTTAGGTTTCTTGAAGATGGGGTCTTCTTTTTCTTCTACTTCTACTTCTTCCATCTTAACCTGGCTATCGCTTATAGGGGTTTCTTGTGTAGTATTATCATCCTCCGCTAAAATATCCAAATCAGTCTGAATATCTAAATCTGGTAAATTGAGTTCCATATTTATTAAATAGAAAATTATTTTTCTAAAAAAAAATAATTTTAGAAATCTGTATTTTCTATAGCAAATGATTCATTTGTATCTATATCATCATTATTCATTCCAGCATTTTCGTCACGATGTTCGTATATTAGATTCTTAAATGTAGAATATACTTTAGTAGGATTTGATTGTATATTAATATACATAAAGTCATATCTATTAGGTGTAGCTTGTTTATATAGTTTCATAAATTTTTTACTACCTCCTAATATATCTCCATATTCTTCAGCCATTTTCTTTAACTCCTTTTCATTAGGATTAGGTGATCCTATAATTACATGTGTGGCATTTTGTCTAATCGGTAATTCTACAGCCCTGAATACCTGTGATATGAACATAAGTAATCCTATATTGTAATGCCTAAATCTTGTTGCTAAAAAGTTTAATTTAGAGTTCTTCCTTACACTTCCTACGAAATCGTCAACAATAACAGCTATAAAAGGTCTATCTTTTTTTGGGAAACTTTCTTGATAAGTAATTATATTTGTAATAATCTCATCTACATTTCTTAAATCATCAAATGCAGTTTCTTTATACTTTTCGTATATATGACGACTTGTCCGATCATTTCGGATTGTATTTGATAAAATATAGGTTAAATCAAATTGATCTTTAAGATAATTTGGATTTTCAAGCATATTAACTAATCTTGTTGATTTACCTGTTTTTACTGGTGATATATCTAAAACTAAAGCTCCTGTTGATATATCAGGTAAATTTGGATGTATAGGTCGTTTTAATTTATGTTCTGTGCCATCTTCTCGTATAGGTAAAATTGTTAAATCATCTTCCATTTATAAATAGATAATATTATTTTCTATAAATTTATTTTTCTAATTTTTAATTTAAATCTTTTAGCATAACTTCTCATATTTGTTTTTTTACTGGTAGAATCCCCCCAAAGAATGTAAAAACTGAGAAAACCAGCTCTTTTAAAATCTCCTGTTTTAAGGTCTTTCTTATGTCTATCTCTATACCTTTTTCTTTGTTCTTTATCTTTTGTAATTGTATAATCGTCCATCCCTGCTGATCCAAAGTTTGTTGTTTTAATCTTCTTATCGTCTTTATAAAATACAGCTGTAAGTTTTTTAGTTTTAATGTTACTTTTCATAAATTCTACTTCTATCATTTTATAATTAATTTATATTATTTTTTTATTTTATTAACTTTATATATAAAGTAAAATGCCTTACCATACTAAACCCTCTAAATCAAAGCCAGTGCCTAAAAAAATGAGTGATGCTGATAAGTATAAAGAACACTCAAAACACCATTCACCCAAACATATAAAAGCTATGAAAGAATTACAAAAGAAGTTTGGAGCTAAATTTATGGAAGCTCATACTTTCGTTAAAAAATATGTAGGGAAATAGTTACATAAATTATAAAGTGGAGAGAATGTTGTAAAATTATGCAAAGTAAAATACATATATAGTTACATAAATTTACAACATTCTCTCCCTTTTATCATTAATTCTAAAGTTTTATTAAATGGCGATAAAGTTGTAAAATTATGCAAAGTAAATACATATATAATTGCATAAATTTACAACATTCTCTCCATTTAATCATTCTTTGTTTACTTTTTACAACATTCTCTCCATTTAATAATTTTTGGTGCCAGGCACGAGCATCTCCAAAACATTCTCTCCACTTTATAATTATAAAGTTTAAAAATAGTTTTTAAAAAACTAATTTAAAATAAAAATATTATATTAAAATAAAATGGAGATATGCGAATATGTGAACCCAGAAAACGATTTATTGTTGCGTGATGATAATTTTGTAATGTATCACGCTTTTAAAGTTGATAAAGTCCATATATACTATAGATGTGCTGATTGTTTTAAAACTTCTACCGGAAGAATTGTAAATAGCCCATTCAAAAGGAATGGTAAACCTTATAAAAATATAAAAGCAAATATACACCGCCACGGAAGTAATAGTTGTTGGAAAACAAGAACAGAAGATAGAAGCCCCCATGGAGATGTATGTTTGAATAAAAAAAATGTCAAAATAGTAATAGACCAAAATACAGAAAAAGATTTAAGTTAATTAATAATAATAATAATTATTATTAATCAATAAATTATAAAATTATAAAATTTTTGAGATGCTTTCAATTGCACTCCATTTACCATTATCTCTATTTATTCTTCTTCTTGCTGTATCTGTATCAGATAAGAAAAAATAGATACTACTTCTTGGCATATTCAAATCTTTATGAATATGATTATAACTTGTATATTTTTCTTCTTCTTTGCCAAATTCATTTGTTCTGAATTTAACAATGTATTTAAAATTTTTATTTGTATTTCCTGTTTGTCTTGTCATCTCTATTTAATATAATGGAGATATTATTTAAATTGTTTAAATTAAATTTAAATAATTTCTCGTAACACTTAAAGAAACTTAAGCGGAAATCATAACTTGACCTCCTTTTATAGTCATCAATCTTTCAACCATAGAATAATATTTCAAAGTTCTCGCACTATTATTCTGGGCGGTTCTGTTAAACTGAATGATATGCTCAATAGGTTTCTGTCCTACTTGAGTTCCTGCTCCCATCGTTTGAAGTGGGGTAGTTGATAGATCTACACCTGTAAAATGCATCTTACCCTGAAGCAATCTCATAGAATGTCCGTGAAAAGTATTATCCTTAATAACATTATTATTAACTACCTGATTTGATACTTGTTTATTAGTAAGAGGGTCGTTAGAATATTCTGAAGCCAAACAATTAATATTAGTGCTAAAGACATCCTTTAACTGATTAGCTTTTCTTGCTTCATTAACAACATTTCGCGAATATACCCTTTTATCATTAATTCTAAAGTTATATTCTTCTGGAACATTAAAAGCGTCACTTGAATACTTACCCAATAGTTTATTAGTGCTTGAATGATTATGCACGAGAATAGATCTAATAGTTTTACCACTCACACCAATATCTCTAATAACATCTTGCTTAACAACATCAGAACCAGTAGGGGTTGAAGATAGGGCAGGGACAGAAGAAGATGTGAGAATAAGATCTTCATATGGCATAACCAGACCTTGAGCCGATAGGACTTGAGAAGCCACACCTCCCATTCTATCATCTGAATAATTCAAGTAATTAGCAAGAAACTTAACATTTTGTGTTCCTACACTCATACTTGTATCTCCTGAAAAACCATCTTCAAAATTAGCTATAATACCTTCCTGGGCTGCCCCTTGAGTATTAAAAGAAATTTCAATAGTTACATCATCATTAATGAACTGAAGTGGTAGCTGAACAGACCTCATCATAGGGAACAAATCACTTAATCTAATCTGAAAGACAGGACAAGCAGTAGTAGAAGTTCTTAGTCTAACTGAAGGATCATCAAGAGAAGTAGCAGCGGCAGAATATACAGCAGACTTCATCTGATATTGCCCTGTGCCTTGATTATCAGGTTGCATAACATCACTTGAACCAACTTTCACTAAATCTTTTTGTTCTTTTTCTTCATTAGTCTTAAAGGCTCTTTTCATAGTTTGGTATGTTCCATATTCATCTGAAGTAGCAATAGTTTTTGCTCCAACTTTAAGAACAGCTTTTTTAATTAGTGCATGTATACCAGTTTTGACAGGTAAAAAGCATTTTTCATCTCCAGCAGCGACAGGGTGAACGGAAAAGGTGAAAACAGAACCGACATCAAGAATGCCTTTTCTTTCAAGGACAAATCTTGCAGATTGATTATTTACAATAATGGGATCAAGTATATTTGTATCTATACTCATACTTTCCGAGAAGTTGAGTGGCTTAACATTTAGCACATCTGGTAATTGAGAACTCATTTTTATATATTATAAAAATATATAAAAATTTTTTTTAATTTTTTAAAAAAATAATTAATTAAATTTTATTTAAAATTACTCCGTTATGCCATAACTTGAATTCCTTGCGGTGAATACTGAAGAGTATTTTTAGCCATAACATAAGTAAATACTGAATTAGGTGATTGTCCGTCTAAATCTGAAACAATCCTTAATCCATAGTTAGTATTCTTAAAATCGCTGCCAACTCTATATTTATCTTCAGCAACTCCGACACCGAATACTTCATCTTGATCTGCCTGTGTAAATCCACTGGTATCGCCCACTGGATCAGTTCCTGTAAGCTGGTTTACATCTGTGGATAAATCCCTTTCTGTATTAAGTGAAATAAGTGAGTGATTGAATTTGGAAAATGGCTTAATACTATCTATAAAGTTTACTAATACTTCGCTCATAGGTCTATCATTATCAGAGGCAGTTTCAACATCTATTTCATTTTCTATCGGACTTAAGACACCACCCTTAAGAAATGAAACTCTCTTAATGTTTGCCTCTACGCTATAAGTTCCGCCTGAAATATTTTTAAGCCTTGGTGTAGCGAAGCCATCCTGAAGATAATTATTAAGATGAGAAGTTGGGAGAAAATTATGAAACACAGAAAGAGTTTGACCAGTTCCTAAATTGTAATTCTGTGTATTATCACTTGAATTAATAACAGAATAAAGGTGGTTTACAGAATTGTAGTTAAGTGATCCTGTAGACGATACGCTCATTTTCTGTTCTCCTTCACCATCAGGAACCATCAAATTATAAGATAGTGTTAAATCTCGGAGTTGATAAAAAAAGCCATTTCCTGTATTTGTTTCATTTTTAGCTGCTCCTGTATTATCTGTAAATCCTGAAAGAACTTGTGCATCAGGTGCTAACCTCAATTCCAGCATCATACCACGCACACCATTAGTTCCGATTGGTATGGGCTGACCTCCTGAAAGTAGACCTGTGCGAAGTGGCATACAAAAGGACACATCATTATTCACACCTACAGCTCCGTTCATCTTTCTACTTGCCGTAAGAGATTCAATTGCCAAATTAGTATCAAAATCTTCTTGAGAGTGAGTAATAGATTGAGTTGAAGCCAAATATCTACCATACGATCTAATAGTTTCTAAACTTTGGTTACCTGAAGCTGAAGACAGAGTAATTTGCTCCAGTGTAGATGCAACACCAACACGGCTACTTAAACAACCATTAGCACTTGTGCTTACACTTTTATTATTTCCATTATCTACTAAAACTGGGGTGGCTTCAGTTGAAGTATTTGTATTTACTCTTAAAACTCCGTTTAATCTTAGTGAAGAGCCGTCTAAAAATTTAGCTTGATTTGGAATCATAAATTGTATAATTGGAAACCCTTCTGAAAAGGAATATGAATTATTAGCTGGGGGATTGAGTGGGTTAATTTCCGCTCGTTCAATTTCAACAATCGTAGTCATTTTTATATATTATAAAAATATATAAAAATTTTTTTTAATTTTAAAAAAAATAATTAATTAAATTTTATTAAGCGGAAACCTGAATTCCCTGACTTGAGATATTTACATTTTTATAGTAAACTACATAATGATTAAAAAGTTTTTCTTTAGTTGCTCCTTCATATTCTACTCGGAGCGATAAAGTATCATCACTTAAATTAAATACTTGATTATATTTACTAAATCCTCTTGCCAACAAAAATCTATCAGGAACTCTTAACAAGTTGCGAACACTATATCCAGCATTAATTAAAGCATCCTCAACTTGATTAAGATGGAGTGCTTCAGTTCTTGCTGGATTTTGATTATACCTCGCCAGCTCTAAAGGTCTATCAGGAATTAGAGTTGATCCGTATACATATTGAGAACTTTGCACGCCGTCAGTTTGTCCCTTAAAAGCTGAATCCTGTAAAACTCCCTGCTCTGAAACTGAAAGAGGAACAGACATAATAGAAAGAGCTTGGCGTTGAGTAGCCGGAATAAGCTGGTTAGTAATACCATTTTGCGTTGAAAGGTTAAACCTGTATAGTTGATAATTTTTAAGTTGAAGAGTCATACCTTTACCTGAAGTCATAGCACCCTGCATAGCCTTAACATATGCCATAGGCGGTTGCATTTGTTGGAGTAGAAGTTCAAGATTAGAAATAGTATAAGAAGTTTTTTCAGCTGCGGCGGTGACCTGTGCGGCTGGAACATTACTGACACTAACACCATTCAATCTATCAGAACTCTTAAAGAATACTCTTGAACCTATAGGGTGTGCGTTGGCAAGGGAGGCACTCGTTGCTCTATCAGGGATATAAGTAATTTGTAGATCTCCATCGGAATCTTTTGTAAAACTGGCAATAACACCTAAAGATTCTTCGTTTGCTCCATCGGCGGCATCAGAAGTATATATTCTATCACCAATATCAAAAGGATTATTATTAGATGGAGTATTATTACGATTAACAGCAACACCACTTGCAACACCTGTAGATTTTATAACAATATTAAATGAAGAGGTTATAGCAGATTTACTATCATCAGTATCGGCTTTAGCACCTTTACTTTCACAAAAATTAGTTGCTGTTTCACATCCACGAGTGCTATTATGAACAACACTTCTACCAACTTTATCAAGGGTAAGTTCAAATCTTAATCCTTTCATTGCGATTACTGGAACAACTTGTTTACCTCCTAAAAGGTCACTATTTAGGATAGGATGGTTAATCTCAAGTTTCTTGCGAGTATGAGTAGCAGAAACCACACCAGCAGCCCAATCGGCAGGGGCATCATAATAAAGTTGTTCTCCTAAATTTGTATTTTTACTTCTTCCTTCAAATAAATCTCTTTTATGATTAATACTTTCATTTGCGGTGTAATCCCACCAAGTAGCAGTTAATACATTAGAATCTTGCACCGCCTCTAATTCTGCTGAAGCCATACCATCTCGGACCCTTAGATCTCTGTAGATTGAATGAATACCAGCACGAGCATCAGGCTTGGGATGACCTCTGCCTGACATAACAAAATTAAACTTCATTGTTGTAGATTTCGGATCATAGTAACCGACATATTGAGGTATTAAAAATCTTATTTGGTTTTGTGTAGATGGGTTGTAATCAACCTGTGCTTCAGGTTTTATACTGATTGTCTTGCTTGGGACAAATTGAGTTTCAGAGTTGGCCTTAAACATTTTTATATATATAAATAAAATAAAATAAAATATTTTTTTATTTTATTAATTTCAAGAAAATAAATCTTAATTAAATTAAATGGAAAATGTCACAGAACAACAATATTTAGAATTAGCAAAACAATCAAAAGAAATTGTTGAAAAAAAGAATGAAAAAATTAAACATCTTTCTAAATTAATTCTACAAATTTACGGATTAGTTAGAACTATGGATAATGAAGAGGATATAACATTTATTGAAATAATAAGAACTATTTTATCAGAAGAAATTGAAAATATGTTAGATCTGTAAGTTACAAAATTTGTAGGTTACAATTGTAGTTACAACAAAAGTTGTAAATTTATGTAACTATATATGTATTCTTAATTGCATAATTTTACAACTTTTATAAAATAAAAATATTAGAATGCCGTTGAACTGGCTGGAGCATCCACTACACTATCATAACTTGGTAAAACCATTTCACCTTTACTTGCGAATGTTGTAACTTGTGGTGTGGGAGGAGGGGCTTTTTTCTTTGGTGGTGGCTTAAATGCTTCATACAAACCAATCCCTAAACCTGCTATTAATCCTATAGGTCCGAGTGCGTCAGCTGCTGCACCCACTGCTCCAAGTGCTGCGTCTGTGGCTGCTCCTGCAGCATCCAAACCTGCTCCGACGGCATCACTAACTCCACTTAAGAATCCCCCAGCATCATCTCCTGCTCCTTGAACTAATGTTTTACCTTGTTCTAATAATGAACTTGGTGAAACATCATCACCACCGGCAAGGCTCTTTAATCTATCACCTTGATCTACAATATCGCCGTCAGCATCACCTGTATTACTATTTACTTGCGGTTTTCCTTGTGTTCCTGTAGAACTATCTGGCCCTTGCTGTGTTGGAACATCTTGTGATTCAGCAGGTGGTCTTTCTTTTGGAAATAATTGGAGTGCTTCTTGTTCTGATGATAGACCTTGTGTTTGTATTTTTGGTATAGCTGAAGCATCATCAAGAGGGCCAAAACCTCCTCCTGTTTGTTCTCCTAAAATTTCAGGACCAGCTCTACCTCCACCGCCGATTAAATTATTATTGGCGAGCCTGACGGCTGTGCTTTCTTCTTGACCAAATAGCGAACCTTGACCTAATCCACTTGGCAGGTCAAATTCATCAGGTGTATCAAAAGAAGAATTAAAACCTTTAATAGATCCTGTATAAGCATTATCTGCTCCTCCTAAAACTGCATCACTTGAACTTAAATCTTCAGGGGCTACTAAACTATAAGTATTTGCGCTTTCAGGATTAGCGGATTCTCCTAATCCAAAATTTTCTTTTGTAGGTTCAGGTGCATCCTGAAGATTATTAAAAAGTCTTGTATCTTCAGCAGGTGTTGTATCTAAAGTAGCCTCAGTTTCTTCAGGTTCACCACCAACTTCAGCCGAAGGCTCATCAGGTTCTGCCTTTGCGACACTTTCTTTTGGAGCACTTACATTTTCAGTATTAACGGCACCGCTACTTCCTTCAGGTGTATCTTCTACATCAGGTGTAGGGTTTTCTTCTTCTTCTCCTGTATTATCTTCTGTCTTCTCGGCTTTACCTTCTTCATCCCCAGGATCATCACCTTTTTTAGTAAGTTTGCTCTTCAATCCTTTATAAGTGGCGTGTAATACTTTACTGCCTAAATAAGCTGAATCAAATTCATCTACTACTTTTCCAACTGAACCAACAACATCTTTGGCAGGACCAGATAAATTATTCCTCCAGTTTTGGAAAAAATCAGCGTCATAGTTGTCTATATATGATTGCACGCTGTCACGACTACTTTGTAATCCTTGTATTGTGCGTTGATAGTCTTGTAAACCTTTACTCATTTTATATAATATATATAAAATAAAATATATTAAATAATAAAAAATTATAAATTATTTTTTTGATTTATATGATTTTTTTACTCTGGGGTCTTTAAGTGCTTCATTATAACCAATTTTAAGTTTTTTAGCTTGTGTTTTAACATGGTTAATCCAAGGATTACCTCCTTTTTTTTTAGAAGGTGGTTTTGCTTTTGCAGATTTTGAAGATTTCATTTCTTTCATATCATCAGCCATTTTATATAATAGAAATATATTTTTTTTTTTAATTTTAATTTAATTTAATTTAATCTAATTTAAATTAGAAATCGCTAATCTCATTATCGGTGCAATCCAAGCAGAGTAAATCCTTTTCGTCATTCACAAGAATACAATTATCGTGATCTTCTGAATCTTTTTTAATATGTTTGCGACATTCAACACAAGATAAATCTTCTTCGTCTTCGTCTTCGCTTTCGCAAGTAGAGTAAGTATCGCTTTCGTATTCCTCATTGAATTTTCCTTTTAGTTCTTCTAACTCTTTTTGTAGTTGTCTATTAGCCTCCATCATCTCTTTCATTCTTTTTTTGAGTTCTTTATTCTCATTCTTCAAGTTATGCTTTGTTGAGGAACACATTTGTAAATCTTAATTTAGAGTGGAAGAAGGATAAAAAATCAATTTTTAATCTTTCTTTGAATATTGTTTTTGCATATCTTCGCTGTGTCCCATTTTAGTAGCGACCTCTTCTTTTTCGTCTTGTTTTTCGGCAGGGAACTTTTCAGATATGTAGATGTGTCTTATCAAACTTGCTCCAATATTCTTGCCAGTTGGTTCAAATACTTTTTGTATGAATTTAGTTAGACTATTTCTTGACATAGGGGCGTGTTGATTATTAGATAAAAGAAAGTTACTATCATTATATTTAATCCAAATATTAATAGCCGAGTTAAGTTTCTTACCAATTGTAATTTTTTGTAAACCATACTTACCTTCTGATTTATGATCACCAAAACTAAAAAATTTATTGTTTCTTCCTCTTACAACTAAATAATTATTTTTTAGTTCTTTTTCACTTAATTTTTTATAATCAGCTTCTTTAATAATTTTAGTTTCAGCATACTCAAGTCTACGAGGTGGGTTTGCATCATCTAATACATAAAGACTTGATACAATCCATTTTTGCATCAACTTAAATTGTTTATCTGTAACTTCAGATTTAGATTTATTAAAAACACCTTTTTCAATTAATTCATTTTTATATTTTCTCATAACCTTTCTTAAGTTTGCTAAAGTTGTCCAGTTTTTTTGTTGTGTTTCACTTTTCTCGTTCTTATCCATATCCTGCTGAAATCCTTTTTGTAGATCTAACATTTCATCTCTGTAAAATTGTATAAGTTTTTCATCTTTATCAAATGCCGATAGAATCACTACGATCGCTGCCAGTTTCGTTTTTCTTGTAGTTGGTTTAAGTTCTTCCAAACTTTTCATAACTTTATCTTTATCATCAAGAAATTTTAATGATTTGATTGGTTCGCCAGTAATAGTCTTGGCTAATTTATTAATATTAAAAATATAAGATTTTAAAGTAGATTCTCTAACTCTTTCTCGTTTTTCTTTAATTTTAGTTTCAATATCCTTTACAAAGTCGCTCATTTATATATAGTATATATATTATTTAAGTTTATTTTAATTATTGTTTAATAATTAAAATTAATTTTATAATCATTCTTTTTAGATTTGTGTTGTTCGTATAGAATCTTGTGTAGGACATTCATTTATAACAATACTATCGGTATCTTGAACACATTCACTACCACAACATTCACTTTTTCTAATATGTTTTAAACTATATATTACTGATGCTATTAATCCACCTATAGAGCCTATAATGAGGGCTACTGATTGTGCTTCCATATTTATTTAATTATATAATTTATAAAAAATTTAATTTATAAATTGTAAAATTATGCAAAGTAAAATATATATATAGTTACATAAATTTACAACTTTTAAGGATTACCATAATGATTAGAAGCATCAGAAGCAGCTAATTTGTTATTTAAACTATTTAATAAAGTAATAACATCATCTAATTTAGAATTAGTTGCGGTTTGTAAAACCTCTAAGGCCGCTGCATCTACCTTAATTGCTGAAGTATCAATAAGTATATTATCCATTACACTATCTATGGTAGTTAATTTAGAATTAGTCGTTGTTTGTAATACTTCTAAAGCAGCAGCATCCGTTTCAATAGCAGTCAAAGTTGTTTCAAGTGTATCAAGCTTGGTATTAGTGGTAGTTTGTAATACTTCTAATGCCGCAGCGTCAACCTTAATAGCAGAAGTATCAACCAAAATATTATCCATTACACTATCTATGGTCGTTAACTTAGAATTAGTCGTTGTTTGTAATACTTCAAGGGCGGCGGCATCAGTTTCAATTGCCGTTAGTGTGGCTTCTAATGTATCAAGCTTAGTATTAACAAGTGCGATAGGTATATCATCTGTTGCTATTACTACTCTCTGTGTTTTATCAGTTTTATTACCACTATTAAATTCTATACTATTTTCTGTGATAAAATTACCAGTTATACCAATATTTCCAAAGGGATCACAAGCTATAAACTGGCAATCGTTTTGTGCTATACCAGTATCACTATGGATTCCATCACTGGTCAAATCGCCCACTTTTCCCATCAATACCATCCCTTTCGTAGAGTGTGCTGCGGAGGCAGTCCCTATAACACTTTCAATATCCGTTTCAATAGCAGTTAAACTTGTTTCCAAAGTATCAAGCTTGGTATTAGTAGAAGTTTGTAATACTTCAAGTGCAGCAGCGTCGGTTTCAATTGCCGTCAAAGTTGTTTCAATAGTATCAAGCTTAGTATTAGTAGTATCTTGTTTGGCTGATGTTGATATACCAGTTCCACTTGTAGACATATCCTCTAAACTGACCTTCAAAAAACCTGCCCCAGTTAGTGCTGCTGGTAATTGTGATACGGATGCTTCTGTATTTAATCTTTCAGAACCTTCATTTCCTAATTCTTGAATACAAACTTTTAAATTTCCTGATCCTGTAAGTGCTGAAGGTAATTTAGTATCAATATTACCAGTATCCGTTTTGATAGCAGCGTGAATAGTATTATTAGCACCAGTTAAAGTGCTTATAGCCCCTAATTTAGTATCAATATTACCAGTGTCAGTATCTATTGTTGTAAGTATACTATTTGTTTCTGCTACTCTCGTATCAATACTATCTGCACTTGCTGTTAATGTGATCATTTGGAATTGTTGTGGTATATCTTGTGTTAAGAGTAATTCGGTTGTTGCTGCTGGTGGATTGGTTGTAGGGTCAACATTAGCG